TATCAAAAAACTACATAACGAAAGGAGCTTAAATAGTATGAAAAACAGTAGGTTTCACATAGTAAAAAAACAAAGCATTAATTACGGAGCTTATTTCATATGAAAAACAATTTCAATATCCAAACATCTGATTGTTTCGTATGGTAAATATAACACGAGAAAATACCATTGTACAGTCTTTTTTACAATTAAATGGAAGATTTTCGATACCACTTCTGGATCAGCTCATTCGTTTTGGTTGTAAGTATGAAACGGTGTGGGTCTCTCAGCAATTGTTAGCAGATATTATTGGTTGTACTCGAGAAACGGTTAATCGTTTGCTTGGTTATCTTGCATCATTGGGATTGCTATCTAAGTTATATCGTCATCGAGATACATGTATATATAAGATGTCTCGTATCTTTTATGATTTCTCTCATATCTTAAAGGATATCTTCTTTTCGTTGAAGAAACTCCATTATTTAAAGAATTTATTTAACTTTTTACCAACTGCAAAAACAGTACTAGAAAGTAATTTTAAGCAATTGTCACACCATAATAGTATTGATATTAAGATTAACCAATATGAGCATAATAATCTCTACGGTGAGGCTCACTTTCTTTCAACTACCTTACCTTCTACTCTACCTTTACAAAAGGTTACTGAAGAAATAGAACAAATACTTGGACTCCCCTCAAAAAAGGACGTAGATATGGACGACTTTCCAATAAGCAGAAGCTTACAGTCATTGTCAGATGCTTTAAACCTTACAAAGTGGGCGCATATGAAGCTGAGCGCCTTTCCAGAAGAAGCATTTGTATACGCTATTGCCAACATGAAGTTTATGAATGCGCAGGACCCAATTGGATGGTTATTTAACATTTGTAGGGAGTTCTGCAGCTCGAATGGTATAAGAATCCAGTGGGCTGACTATTATGAATTACGGGATCAGCATCAACTCTCTTCTAAACCCATTTATAAAAAAGAAAAGACTGTTCGCAACCCAGGGCTGTTGAAGAGAAATTCCTACAAAGTAGAAGTTGATAGGCCAATAGACGAAGAGATAGAATATATAACTGAGCAATACAATCATTTCGAAGAACATCGTAAGCAGCCAGACGATACTATACAGCGATTGTTCTTACATCCATCATATGCCAACATGCAAAATCCATTTGTGACGAATTACAACGAGATACTGATGGCTCAGGGTGAAGAACCGGTTGAGACTAAGCCAGTTTATCAAGCAGGCATATTTACCATTGAACAAGAACCGATCAATGAAAAAGTAGATAACTTCTTAAAAGAGTATTTTGCTGAGATGAATGAAGTAGACAATAATGAGCCAGATATGGTACAACAACCATATATAAACGACGAAAGTGATTGGGATGAACTATGATAGTTTAGAGATATCTCTAAACATGCTTCCTCGCAAGCAAGTACGTATTGCTATTGACGCGCATCCAGAGAAGTTTTCACGTATAGATTATTGCTATAATAATATTAATGCATTACGTATAGAGAGAAGGACATATGTAGTTCATACAGAGTTACTCATCAAAGTGTTAAAGAATATATTGGAGTAAAAACAAGGAGAGTAAATGAAGCACCAATTTGTTATAAAAGGTAATCCTGTAGCTCTAGCACGAGCAAGGATCAATCCTAAGGCGTTCTTTAATGACGGGAAACGCAAAATGTGGGACCCACAAAAAGGCATTAAACTCATCGCTGCAATGGAACTACAGAAGCAATTCAAAGATGTAGTACCATTCATTGGACCAGTTCACCTCGAAGCAATATTCTATATGCCTATCCCTCAATCAAGCTCTAAAAAGAATAAAGCTGGGATAGACGGAACATTTCACCCATTCAAACCAGATCTATCTAACCTGTTAAAGTTTATTGAAGATGCAGCATCAGGAATACTATACAAAGATGACGCTATCATATCCTCAGTATACGTACAGAAGATATATGACCAAGATCCAAGAACAGAGTTCACTATTATAAGCTTAAATAAAAAAGAGAGCAGTAATGAAAACCTCCCAGTTGAAAACCTCACAACCTAGCACCAAAGAAAAAAAACCCACAATAAAACAAAAGAGTTCTAGTAAGACAGAATTCGAAGTATCTCCTTGGTTAGAAGATTACTTAGATTGCTTCCACGGGAAATATAAACCTGTAACTCAGATGTTCCTTGAACGTATAGGACAGGAGATGATTACGTGGGCTAGAACAGAAGAAAAAGCATACAAAATATCACAGTTCTTTGATGCAAAGAGTATCGGCTATCAAACTTATACCAGCTGGGCTAAGAAGTATCCAAACTTCGGCGGAGCTTTTAATCTAGCTAAATCTATAATAGGTAACAGACGAGAGAGTGGAGCACTTGAACGTAAATTCGATTCAAGCGTGTTCCTTCAAAGTATTCATGCATATGATCCTGAATGGAAAGAGATAAGAGAGTACCAAGCTTCACTTAAACAATCAGAAGCTAAGAACACAAGTGATGTTCATGTTTACTTAGATAAATTTCCATCCTCTGATATAGTACCTGAAAAGCCAAGAAAAGAAGGTACATTTCTTACTCCTGAAGCTCTAGCAGCTCAAGTAAGCATGAGAGGAAAGACTCCAGCTAAACTTAATAAATAAAGGTAATATGATGGAAAAAGAAACAAAGTCAGATTTATTATTGATGATCAGAAAAGTTCTTGAATTGAACTTTGGGCACTTAAATCAAGCAGTTCAAGAACTTAATAAAATGGATTTAAAGAACGCTGATAAATTTAATGATCTAGATAATCAGAAGTTTAATCATCTTCATAGAGCAATATCTATTGGACTAGACGTTACTCATTGTTCGTTTCCTTTATGTTATGAAATGTTCCCAGACAATAAAGAGAACCTCGACAATACATATGCAATGTTTAAACGATTTGAAGCAGGTCAATTATTACGACCGTGTCCTTGTAGTTACTGCAAAGAACACCCAGTTGAGATTAAAATTTCTGACCAGTCAGCGACTGAACAGTCTACGACTGAACAGTCAGCAAAGGAAGAGTAACCACTAAATAGGATAGTAGATGAAGCACTCTATCACTCCAGAGACTATTGTTATGATGGATAAGTTTGTTCCACGGGACTATCAACTTCCATTGTTAGATGCAATAGAGAATAAGGATTATAAATCTGTAGTAGCTATCATGCCTCGACGTTCAGGTAAGGATATAACTGCGTTCAACTTGGCAATTAGGCAATGTATACGTAATATCTGCGTGGTCTACTATATATTTCCTACTTATTCACAAGCAAAGAAGGTAATTTGGGACAGCGTAACTAATGATGGGAAGCGAATCTTAGAGTATATCCCTGAAGAGTTAATTGAATCGAAGAACGGGCAAGAAATGAAGATTCGTTTTAAGAATGGATCACTTTTGCAGCTCGTTGGCTCGGATAATTATGATACATTGATGGGAACTAATCCCCAGCTTTGTATCTTCAGTGAGTATGCTTTACAAGATCCTCGAGCGTATCAGTATATTCGTCCCATTTTAGCTGCTAATGATGGAACTGCGTTGTTTATTTCAACGCCTCGTGGAAAAAATCATCTATGGGATCTCTATCAAGTGGCTCTTAAGTCAGATGACTGGTTTGCTTATAGGCTATCTCTTGCAGATACGGGTCATATCCCTATGGAAGAAATTGAAAAGCTTCGATCTGAAAGTTTGATGAGTGAGGATCTGATTCAACAAGAATTTTTCTGCTCGTTTGAGCTGGGGGTAGAGGGTGCATATTATTCTAAGTATATCGATAATATGCGACTGAAAGGCCAGATTGGCGATGTACCGTGGGAAAATGGATTCAAGGTAAATACAGTGTGGGATCTTGGTGTTTCAGATAGTACCTGTATCGTTTTCTTCCAAACGATTGGGAAAACAGTAAGGATTATAGATTGTTATGAGAATAACAAAGAAGGACTTGAACATTATGTCCGTGTATTAGAATCTAAGCCATATAGCTATGGAAAGCATTTTGCGCCACACGATATTAAAGTTAAAGAGTTTGGATCTGGTATCACACGACTAGAGAAGGCTCGTCAGTTAGGTGTTAAGTTTACTGTAGGGACAGCAGACAATGTCCTTGATGGCATTGAAGGTGTCAGAAGTTCTTTGAATAAGATATGGATCGATCAAAAAAACTGTGCTGACTTTATCAAGGCATTAGAGAACTATAGACAAGAATTTGACCATAAGCGCAAAGTTTATAAGGGAAGGCCATTGCATAACTGGGCATCTCACTATTGCTTTACTGGCGACACAAAGGTATTGACACGTACCGGAATGCGTCAGATAATGTTAATAGAAGAAAATGATGAAATATTAACATTAAAAGGATGGGCTAGATGTACCAAATCTTTAATGACAAAGAGACGTGCAACTCTTGTAGAAGTTTTATTCCAAGACGGTACGAAAGTGAAATGTACGCCGGATCATTTGTTCTTGACGGAGAGCGGGTGGTTATCAGCAAAAGACCTTCAGAAGGGTTCAAAGATCCAATCTTCCTTGATTCAGGTACTCAATACTTTAATGGATCTTTATACAGATTATGGCCTAATCAAAGATATTTCTCAAATGGAGGATCATATCTCCATAGAAATGTATGGGAAAATGCTTTTGGAGATATACCAAAAAATTGTCACATACATCATAAAGACAGTAATGCCATTAACAACAACTTGTGGAATCTTGAATGTCTTACAGTTAGCGACCATCGTAAAATATCACGCCCAAATAACAAGGGATTTAGTGATAATGCTAGAGAAGCTGCAGCAGAATGGCATAGATCTGAAGCAGGACGTTTATGGCATAAGAGACAAGCTGCACGATGTGCTAGTTGGACTAAGTGGTCAAGAGAGCCTAGACAGTGCCTGTTTTGCTCTAAAACATTTGACTGTCTTATCAGAAAAAATGGATATCCACAAAAGTTCTGTCATCCAAATTGTAAATCCGCTCATTATAGAAAAATTAAGAGACATAGAAAAGGTTGAAGATGTATGGGATATAACAGTCCCAGCTATTGGACACTTTTCTTTAGAGAATGGAGCGATTGTTCATAACTCAGATACCATGCGTTATCTCTGTGCTAACCTATCAAGAACTCAAGATAGCCTATCGGCTGAAGAGTTAGAGAATCGTTACAATGAAGTAAGGTATGGACCTCAATCAAATATGCCTTACATGTTTAGAGGTAGTCGCGCTCGTTATTAATGATAACCGTATTAAAAAGGAAATATATGTTAAATAAAGAATATGATCAGTTAGATGCTGCTCTTAAGCAGATGGATAGTGGACTAGAGACAGTCTATAAAGTTTTGTATGACATCTTGTCCCATCCTGCAAAGAACTATGATCTTACTTTTAAGAACGCTTCGTTCTTTTTATCACCTCCAAATGATGCTGCTGATAAAAAGAGGCTTGATAAGACGAAGAAACGATATATCGAACTTGTATTGAAGTATGTCATGACAAAAAGGCTTAAGAATCTTCAGGGAGATCCACTTAAATTTCCTGAAGGTCTCTATGAGATTCTGTATGCATTTACCCATGGAGAAGATCCAGCTGATCATCAACTAGAGCGTCTCTCATTAGAAGATGTCTATGAAGTAGGTGATAGTAAGTATGGTAAGAGTCGACCATTAGACGAGACTGCATATCAAGTTAAGATGCAAGATTCAAAGAAACATAACGAAGGTATTATAAATGATGTCATTTAATTTGTATAGATGGGTCCGTAAGATAATTTATAAATGTAGACGTAGATTTATGGCTAACTCTTTGTTTGATAATCCAGCAGCTATTATAACTAAAGCTCCTACAGTTCAAGAGGATAGTGCTACGATCAACAAGATTAAGAATGTTAGAGCTGCTTTTAAAGAGCAAGCTGAAGCGATGCAAATCAGAGCTTTAAAGGCTCATGATCCTTCATGCAAGAATGTAATGGCATGTGATAAGTATATATGTTTTAAGCGTGTCCCTGATAAAATTGTGAGTGATAGATTTGAAGTTCCAAAGAAGATGGTAACTGATATCTCGATGGGTGTATTCCAAGAGAAGAAAAAGAAGAGAAGAATGCGTAAAAGGTATTGTACAAAAAAGATATCTGAATAGTATCATGATGATGGATTAAGTAATGAAGAAGATATTGAATTAGGAGTTTACTTTATGTTGTTTCCTCAGCTTGCACCAGCTTATTATAATGAGAATGATAAAGGAGTTTTGAGTCGCATGGAAGCATTTTATGCAGACTCAATTACTATTAATCAATCATATTGGTGTGAAGCTGATATTGATACACGATTTGAAGCTGGCGATCAAACTCTTTGGAATGATATTTATGGCAGCATGTCGATTAATAAGCAACAAAGCTTAAACTTTAACCGGATTAAACGTGTCGTTAATCTTATATCTGGTCATCAACGTAAGAATAGAAAATCAACTATTGTCGTGCCTATAGAAAATGGCGACTCTAAAACGTCTGATCAGTTTACTAAAGTACTCTTATGGTCAAGCAATCAAGAAAATATATTAGAAACCATATCTGAATCATTCCATGGAGCATTAGTTACTGGAATGAATCTGTTACAGGTCTGGGTAGATTATAGATCTGATCCAGTGTCAGGTAATATAAAAGTTGATAACTGCTCTTACAATTCATTTCTTATTGACCCTTACTTTAAGAAATCTGATCTATCCGACTGTAACGGATTATGGAAAAGATCTTTCCTAACCAAAAGAGAGATTATATCACTTCTTCCATCAAAGGCAGATGATATCATGGAGCTTACTCCGAATAATTCAGGAACAGGTCGTGATGGTAAATTCCAGTTCATGCCCGAATCATTTAACTATGGTTACAAGAATCTTATGACATACGATGAGTTTTACTATAGAGATTATAGAACTCAAAAGATGCTTATCGACTCACAAACTGGTGAGACACAAGAGTGGGGCGGCAAAGATGATGAGACTTTAGCTTTATTCTTACAGTCATATCCTACATTAACGGTAGTTGATCAAGAGATTCCTACTGTTAAGCTAGCTATAGTTGTAGAAGGTAAAGTTATGTACGACGGTCCGAATCCTTTAGGAATCGATCGTTATCCTTTTGTTCCAGTTTTAGGGTACTATACTCCGCAGATGTCGGACTTTAACTATAGAATTCAAGGTGTAGTACGTGGATTAAGAGATGCTCAGTATTTGTATAACCGTCGCAAAGTAATTGAGTTGGATATCTTAGAGAGCCAGATTAACTCTGGTTGGATCTATAAAGAAGATTCATTAGTTAATCCTAAAGCTGTATTTATGGCAGGACAAGGTCGAGGACTCGCTTTGAAAGAAGGAGCTCAGATGACTGATGTCCTGCAAATTGTAGCACCACAGATACCCCCATCAATGATAGAACTTTCAAAGATTTTGGCACAAGAGATTCAAGAAATTAGTGGTGTTAATGAAGAGTTGTTGGGATCTGCTACTGATGACAAGGCTGGTATATTATCAATGTTGCGTCAAGGTGCAGGTCTAACAACTTTGCAGGTTCTATTTGATCAGCTTGATAGATCTCAGAAACAACTAGGTAAGATTATGATAGATATAATTCAGAATAACTTTACGCCTGGCAAGATTAAACGAATCATTGAAGATGAGCCTACATCTCAGTTCTATAATAAATCATTTGGTAAATATGATGCAGCTATTGAAGATGGACTCAATACTACAACACAGCGTCAAATGCAATTTGCTCAAATGCTACATCTTAAAGAGGTTGGCGTTCCAATATCTACCAAAGATCTTCTAGAAGCTTCTACACTTCAAGGTAAAGATAAGATCATTGCAAATGCTGAAGCTCAAGAAAAACAAGCATCACAGATGGAACAAATGCAAATCCAAGCTCAAATGCAAGAACACCAGGCTCGTACTGAGTTGGCACAGTCTCGTAGCTTTGCTGATAAAGGTCTTGGAGAAGAAAGATTGTCTCGTATACCTGAAAATAGAGCGCTTGCTCTGGAACGTCATGCAGAAGCTCGTCGTGATAATGCTGCAGCTGAGTTAGATAAAGCTAAAGCTTTGAAGGAATTAGAAGAGATAGATATTCTCCATTTAGAGAAGTTGATAATGATAATGAACTCGCTAAAAGAGAGCAAACAAGAAAAAGAATAATCTATTGATTCTCTTTTGATTTGGATTATGATGTGCCTTAATTAAATAGAGGTATTATTTTATAACCTTGTATGTCTTTTAGGCTGCAATTTTTAACTAAGGAGCCTGTTATGGCTAAAAAGAAACGTTATCATTCTTCATCAGAGCGTTCAGCTGATTCTGGTATGATTTCTGAGGATCGTTCAGCACCTGCTAACTTACCACAAGGTGTGATTCGTAAAGCATGGCCTCGTACGACTTACTTTAATCATACTGATTTGGGTAAATCTGATGATGTGAGCGGTATTGATCGTCAGATGGATACAGATACAAATGGTGCAAGTCGCCATAAATCTAAATCTAAGTACTAGTAATGGCTATGATGATCCGTCCTAATAAGGTAGCAACTAAGATAGCTTGGGCGATATTAGGAACTCCAGCAAACATTAAGAGCAAGAAAAGTGCCTTTCAAAAGAAAATAGATAGAGAGTTGAATTCTGAGAATACATCTCGGGCGCGATAAGCATGGGGACTTCGGTCCCCATTTTAAGGATAATATTATGAAGAAGAAGTCTAAAGATAAGAAAGTTACGGTTGCTAAAGGAGTAAAGGTATCTCGTGGAGCAAAAAAGAAAATGGAATCAAAAGAAGGTTCATCGAACGCCGGTAAGTATAAAAATGTATCTCCAAGCGATTTTGCTGGCAGCGCTGGTGGTGCTTCTAAATATTCCTATCCTATACCTGACATTTCTCATGCACGTTCTGCATTGTCCTTGGCACATAACGCACCTAATCCCGATGGGATAAAGCGAAAAGTCTACAAGAAGTATCCTCAATTGAAACCAAAAGGTAAATAATGCATAAATTTATACTTTTTTTATTGCTGTGCCCAACCCTGTTTTTTGGTATGCACTCTACAGAAAACCAACAATTGATAGAATATTTGGACATGAAAGCTGTGGTGAGTAAATCAATGCATAAGCTGTGGTACGAAGCCTATACTGAAAGGTCATTAGTGAGTGCTCAAGCGTATGAAATCTTTGATGCATTATCACGACGTGAGTTTATTAATTTACCAGTAGATAAAGAGATACTTAATAAACTTAAGGATGTCTGCTTGGTAGATGATGATGGTGAGTTTAATGATGAGAAATTAAAAATGTGGCGTGAATCATAAAGGATAATTATGAAAGCAAAGAAGAAAGTAATCAAACATCTTAAAGATGATATTAAGACATTTAAAGAAGAAGCTTCAGAAGATAAAAAACTTATTAAGTCTTTGAATAAGAAGCCTAAGAAGAAAAAGAAATAAGAGAAGGGGAGTAAAATACTCCCCTTACTATTCATCTTTATTTTGAATCTTGAGCAGGTTCAGTAGTTGAGCATGATGAATCAGGATCATTAGGATTATCAGGATATGCATAATGACTGGTATCATCTGAGGTATCAGGTTGTGAGCTAAAGCATAGAGCTGAGCTTGCTAATAGAGTTATGATTAATAGTTTTTTCATCTTGGACCTTTTATTTGAAAGTTGTATGTAATTACTTTGCCTCGTTACTATCTACTTTACCTTTGATAATGCTATAAGCGATAGTACTTTTTCATTTTAATCCTTTAGTTACCAAATATAAAAGTTGTTATTCTTTATTGTTAGTTCTTTATTTGCGTCTTCTAGTAGCTTATTAGACGTAATTTGTGATTTAATACGTTTATTGGGACTTAGATTCATACTAGTCCTTCTTGTGTGTTAGTTTATATTGAACGCTATCTATAACTAACTTTTTCAATGTAATACCTTTTTCTATGCATGCATGCTTCATAGATTGATATAATTTTAGTGGTACATCTACGGTTAGTTTCTTAATTTTACTTTGTTCCATGTACTTCCTTATCTTAATCCTATCATTATACAGTTTAACAGGAACCTGTATAGATTGATATACTATAAATTTTGATCCATAGTATAATTTTAATGCGATTATATCTATATAGTCAGGAACATACTCTTCCTGTGTAGCTACGGTAGTACATATAGGTTCAGGATCAGTCTGTGTGCTCATTTCGCATGTTTCTTTAACTTCTGTCTGCGTGCTCATTTCACATGTCTCAGGTTCAGTCTGTGTTGATATTTCAGGAGCAAATAATGGGGCACTTAAAAATATAGTTAGCATGAAAAGTGATTTTATACGTTTCATAATCTTAATTCCTCTATCTTACGATATACATATTATAATACCATGATACAGGTTCCTGTGTTCTTGTAAAATGGGTACCCTTGTTTTTCAATATCCTTATTACTTGTATTTTTTAAGCAAAAAAGTAACAATGATCTCATAATTGGATTAGTTGATTATTCTTATGAAATAAAGGAAGAGTATGTCGCATCAGACTATGGGTAAGATCGCTTCAGATGCATGGCAATCAGATTATGGTAAAGTAGATCCTCGAGAGCTTCAACGTGCAACAGAGAAAGAATATCTAGAGGAACTTGAATGGTGTGTAAAGCATGCTAGAAAGCAAATCGATTGCTCTGAAATGAAGGGTCATGAAAACTGCAAGGATCAAGCTGGTTTTACAGGAAGTTTTTTCATTGAAGTGCTTAGCAAAAAAGAAAAATTACTAGTAAATGTCCTTAGAAACTATTTTACGTCACGATTATCATGTCCAACTCCAACTTATGATCAAACTATATATAGATATGATCACGAAGCAGATGGTGTTGAATTTTTATGGGTCGTTCCAGACAAAGAAACTTGTTTAACATTTTTAGAGAATGTAGATAAGATCGTTCCCGCCGAACGTGGATTATTAAAGAATATAATGGCATATGCTGATGGCACTCTATTTCAGATGGCAAAGAAATTTAATGGAGAAGAAGTATATGCAGGTGTTAAATTAAAGGAAAGCTAATATGGCAGTAGGAAAAGCAATCAATAGAGGATTTCAGGGTGACTCTGAAGGAGCAAGCAAAAAACAAATCGCTATGCCTCCCTTACCTGAAGAAAATACTCAACCTCAATCAGAATCTAATCAATTTATGAGCGTACCAGACAAAATCCCTCAAGAGGTAACTGACGAGATGAATGACCACGAAGAAATTGTTCAAGAATCACCAGAAATTGATTCAAATGAAGAAGTAACAACAGAAGAACCATCTCAGCCATCCGAGAAACCTTCAGCAAAGGAAAGCTTTAAGGCTATTAGAGAAGCTAAAGAAAAAGCTGAACGTGAACGTGACCTCATATTCCAACAAATGATGGAATACCAAAAATATCAGAAATCTTACAACAAAGAAACACAGCAAGAATTACCACAAGTTGATGACGATATAGACTTCAATATTGATGAAGATGGACTCGTTGAAGGTAGATATGTTAAAAAGGTTACAAATAGAATTAAATCGCTTGAAAAGCAGCTTAAGAACTATGAAATTCAGTCTAAACAGAGTTCCACTGAGTCACTAATCAAGCAAGAGTTCCCTGATTTTGATCGAGTAGTGTCAGCGGATAATGTAGAAATTCTTAATAGTCAGTATCCTGCAGTTGCTCGAGCTTTAAGAGAAACTACAGATCTTTATAGTAAGGCTAGTTCTGCTTACTCTATTATGAAGAAGTTTGGAATCCATAAGGATAATGCATATCAAGATGATCGTATCAAAGCTTTGACTAATACTCAAAAGCCTCGACCTCTCGCTTCTGTTAATCCTCAGCAAGGTGAAAGCCCATTAACAAAGGCTAATGCATTTGCTAATGGATTAACTGCAGATCTAAAAGAACAACTGCGTAAAGAAATGTTTGCCGCCCGAAAGAATATGTAATATAATTTACTTGTAAGCTTTGTTTTTTCATACTCGCAAAGCCTTATTAAATAATTCCACAGGATACTTCGGCGTCCTGTGGAATTTTATCTTTATAGTTGATTAATATTTCATATGATCTATAACTATCTCTGAGCGCAAATCCCCGTAAAGCATCGCTCACTTTACATATCCGGACGCAAAAGCCTTGTTAAGAATTCGTCCAACTTAAGGTGGTTAACAATCAGTTAATTCCTATACAAGGAAAAAAAATGGCTATAACAACGACAGGTTCGTTACCCGCGCCGGTTAACTAAATGAGCCGGCCTTAAATTGAAAGTGATTACTTGGAAAGTCTAAACATAAATTCCTATCTTTATTATACTGCATTAAGTGCAGCAAATAATTTATTTGGAGAATTTATGCAAGATAACCAGAGCCAAACGCATTGGTCTTATGTGGCAGGAATTATGGAATACATTAAATTTCGGCCAGATGGGAATCGATGGCGCTCGTAAAGATAGACCAAATTCAAAGCCAATATATCATTGGCGTTTGAAAAATTGGAGAACTGCCATACCATTCTTAGAAAATGTAATACCCTTTCTAAGAATAAAAAAGGATAGGGCTATTCACTTATTGTCTTTTTGTAAGCATTTAAGTAAGAAACCAAATCCTGGATATCGCGGTGTATCTATTGAAGAGCTAAATTACCGAGAAGACTCGTATGTAAAAATGCGTGAGTTCAATGGTAATAAAGTAGGCGCAACGACTAAGCCTTTCAAGCGCGAGAGCGTAAGCGATAGTCTAGACTCATAAGAAATTATGAGAGAAATCTCCGAAGTGGGAATTCCGCCATAGTAATATGGTCTGTAGGGTGTAGCTAAGCCTGAAAGTAATAGAAAGTCAGCAAAGCTTTAGCTACAAATTGCTTGCAGTGCCGGTACCAAATATGATTCATAAAATACCGGCGATGTTAAAAACAATGCCAAGAAATGGTGGTACTACTCTACGTATGCGTAGATATAATCCATTAGCAACAGCTATGGTACCACTAGGAAACACTGGTATCACGCCTCCTGCACAGAACTTAACTGCAGTGGATATTGATGCAAAGATCTCATTCTTTGGAACGTATGTTCTCTTGAACGAACAAGTTACTTTACAGAACCAAGATCCCGTTCTTAATGAAGCAGCGGCACGTCTTGGTGTATCCTTACGTCAAACTGAAGATCAATTGACTCGTGACATGCTTGCAGGAACAGCAGCCTTTATCGACTCTGTAGGAGGGGTAAATGGCGATTCTCCAAGTGAGCTAACTCGGTCAGATGTAGATGATATTGTTCGTTCATTGTTGGGTAATAACGCTTATACAGTGTTAGACAACATTGAAGGTGAAGATAAATTTGGTACAGCTCCAGTACGTGATGCATATTTTGCCCTTTGTCATACAGATTTGACGAAGGATATGGATGCAGTAGATGGCTTTATTCAGAAGAATCAATATTCTTCTCCTATGAACGCTTTGCGTTCCGAATGGGGGGCGATTGGTAACCTTCGATTCTTAGTTTCATCTATTGGATCAATCTCACCAAATGCATCTAACTTAGGTGCTGATGTATACAACATCTTCTGTGTAGGTATGGAAGCGTATGCGTGTATTGAGCAAGATGGATATAGTGCTGAGTTTCTTTATACTCCACCAGTGTTTTCTGGCCCATTGGCTTTGAACGCATCTGTTGGTTATAAATTTGCTGAGGTACCTAGAATCTTAAACGATCTCTGGGTATTAAATCTTCGTTGCACATTATCATAAGGAGATAGCATGGATAATACTATAATTCAACAAGGTAGATTTACTTCTGATGGTACTGCTAAGTTCTTAAACTTAAGAGCTGATACAGATTGGATGTATATCTATAACGTAACTGAAGCAACTGCAGCTCAAACTACTGCTGCAGGGGTAAAATACTACTGGCAACGTGGATTTGCAGACGGATCTAAATGGACAACGTTTAAATCCAATGCTGCTAACGCTGCAAACTTAGAAGAATATGAAACAACTAATGGATTCTCACTTATTGATAGCTCTTCTAATCCAGTAGGACTGTTAAATGCTACGATTACTGCCGTATCTAACGCAGCTATTCCAGTAGCGTCTAATAGTGGTGCTAATGGATTGTCAGCTGGTGATGTTGTGAGATTCATTAATATTGCAGGTGCTCAACAATTAGGTGGCTTTGATTTCACAGTTGGTAATAATACCTTAACTGGTGGAACATTCTCACTTGATTATATGTCACAAATCGTGGCTGGTACAACTGGATCATGGAGAAAGATTAGCTATAATCCTCTTTATTATCCGCGTAGACGATTTGTTACAAAGATTACTCAAGCTGCTTCAGCTGTAGTGACTATGTCTGTAACTCATGGCTATAAAGTTGGACAAAAAATTAGATTCATTGTTCCTGCTGCTTATGGCATGACAGAGATTGATGGACTTTTAGGTACTATTACTGCAATCGATACTACTGCTACTACTGGCAACAGCGTAACTGTAAACATTGATTCAACAGCATTTACAGCATTTGCATGGCCTTTGACTGCTGATGTTCCATTTACTGCTGCAGAAATTGTACCAGTTGGAGAAGATTCAGCTCAAGCTATTGCTTCAGGTGTTGATACTTTGAATGATGCAACTGTTAATACCGGATTTATCGGCATGAAATTAACTGCTGGTGATGGAAATCCAGGCGGCCAAAATGGCAATGTGATTTATTGGGTATCAGGTAAATCATTTAGTGTAGATAACGACTAAGTTATTAATATGAGGGGGTTAAAATCCCCTCAATAAAGAGGAATGTTTATGGAACATCAAGCAGAAGTAAAAAAAACAAAAAATAGCCCATCTCAAAATTTAAACTTTCAACGTGAAAAAGATAAAGAAATAGTAAAAGGTATCTTTCGATTCCATGAACTACCAGGCGGACAAATGGAGTTTGTATTTAGAAAATACAAAGGTGATCCTCTAAAAACATACAACTGTGTAGATGGTCAAGTATATAGCCTTCCTTTAGGTGTCGCCAAGCACCTTAATACTAACTGCTGGTACCCTTCTTATGCTTTTAAGAATAATGATACAGGTATGCCAGTAGTAACTCTTAATGAAAAGATTCGTAGATGTAGTTTTCAAAGTTTAGAATTTGTTGATATCGAAGATTTACCACGAGCAGTATAAAAGGAATTGATATGTCTATATTAGCTGTAGAAAATCCAATATATAAACCAGCTATGCGCGTTATTAGCAATATAACTAATGCTCTCAATGCTGAAGTAACCACAACATTTGCTCATAATTATCTTACTGGAACTATCGTACGACTTCATATCCCATTAGGATATGGAATTGTACGTGCCAATAAGCACCATGGGACAATCGTCGTTACAAGCGATACTACTTTCACAGTTAATATAGACACTTCCAAGTTTGATGCCTATGTAACTCCAACTACATTTCCTCTTGATTTACAATACCCCGTTGTCGTACCAATAGGTGAAGATAATGACATGTTAACTGCAGCAGTTCAGAACGTCCTACCTTTTTGATAAACATATGGAACATATTTATATGGATGGTAGGATACGAATAAAATAATATAGAGGAGTTTAGTATGGCACTATCAACATTGACCGAAATAAGAAGAAAGGTTCGTCTTTTAACGAGAAGTTTATCAACTAGTATCTTGTCTAATGAGGATCTTGATGAGTATATCAATACGTTTGTATTATATGACTTTCCTGAGCATTTAAGACTTTTTAATTTAAACTCTACCCTAGAGTTTTATACTAATCCTTATCAAGATGTATATGAAACTTCAGTTTCTCCGGCTTATCCTTTATACGATTTTAAAAATAAATATATTACCGTAAATCCACCATTGTATATAGCGGGCAGAAACGCTCAGTTCTATGAATCAAGAGAGTTGTTTTTTAATGCTTTTCCCATGACCAACAGTATTGCAAATCTAAATACTACTGGTAATGGAGTTACTACAACCTTTACTGGGTTTATTAACGCTCAGCAAACTCCTGTTAACCCGGTTGTATTGTTAAAAGAGAATGTACTTTTTAGCTCTATTGACACTAATAATGATGGATTATCTATGATTGATTATCCAATTAGTAACTCGATAGGTAATTTATATGTTCCTGGTGGAGTACCTACTTCTACGGTAGCCCAAGATGTTAATAACTATATTAACTATGTAACAGGTCAATTTGTAGTTACTTTTAATACTCCTCCTGGCAACGGACTGACCATTACGAGTCAAACAGTTCCATTACAACCATCTTTGCCTATAGCTACCTTATTTTTTGATGGGAAATTCACCATTCGTCCTGTACCTGACAAGCCATACAAGGTTCAGATCAATGTATTTAAACAGCCATTAGAGCTTTTAGAGACAACGCAAGATCCTGAACTTAAAGAATGGTGGCAATATATTGCTTATGGTGCTGCTAAAAAAGTATTTGAAGATCGTATGGATCTAGAAAGCATTCAAATGATTATGCCTGAATTTAAAAAGCAGGAAATATTAATAAATCGTAGAACAATAGTTCAACAAACAAGTCAGAGAACATCTACTATTTACAATAGTAATACTAATAATAAAAATTATGGTGGTGGATTCTCTGGTAATGGTGGTTATTTTTAAATAAAGGATGGTAAATCATGGCATATAATTCAAATATTCCACAGGCAACTGATAAACAATCTCAGTCTCAATCTGATTTATTGGCAAACTTTCAAGCTTTGAAGCAACTTATAGATGTTAATCATGGTACATTTTCAGCTACCGATGAAGGTAAGCATAAATGGGTAACTTGCCCAGTACAAACGGCTACTCCAACATTTGATGCAGGCGAAACAGGTATTTATAACAAACTGTATGCTACAACAAATAAGAATGAACTCTATGTAAACAAACAGAGTAACTCTGGTGTAGTTCAAGTTCCAATGACAGCTTCTATTTTAGGATCAGCTACTCCAGCTTCAGGCGGAGATGGATGGTCGATTATGCCATCTGGAATCATTATAAGATGGGAAGGCAATCTTAATGGTACAGGATTAGTAGATGTAAATTTAGTAGGTGCTGGATTTCCCGTATTTACCACCATTTATACGGTATTATTAACATTGAATGAATCAGGTGCTGCTGATGTAGATAAGGCAGTACGATTAGTAGGTATTAATAGTAATACGCAGTTTTCAATTTACTTCTCTAAAAGAACTACAACTGGGGCAGCTACTGGTACATGTCGCTCAATTATCATAGGAGTGTAATATGGCACGTTCGGATAGATTTTATATTGGACAGATTAATGGAGGCGGCTTACAGACCAATCTACGTCCTTTTGCTATTGCGGACGATGCTTTTGCTTCCTTAAAAAATGCTTATGTATTCCGTGGTCGTGTAAGAAAAAGATTCGGTGCTCGATTAATGCAACCAGCTTCAGATCCAACCGTAGGATATGAATCATTACCATCTCGTTTAAGAATTTCAGTTGATACAACTGATGGATCTGGTGATGCTAACGGTATAGTACCTGGAGCAACATTTGAAGTAGGTCAGATTTTTTCTATTGGTGATCAAATTTATACCGTTAATGCAGCTGGTACTCCAGCAAATATGTTAAACACTGGAGCTGGAACTGCAACCTATGATACGACAACCGGTGCATACGACTTTACAGGAGCTGATGCTACAACCACTGTATACTTTTACCCTGCTCAACCAGTTATGGGTCTTATTAACCATGAAAATAGTGCTGTAAATGAAGAACCTACCTTTGCTTTTGACACTCAATTTGCTTATGAGTTTACTGCTAGTGGATGGGATCGATTAGGAACAGCTGTTTGGACAGGTGATTCTACTAATTTCTTTTGGGGTAAGAACTGGAGAGGTGTAGCAGCTTCAACCACATTTTTATTTGTAACTAATTATAATACAGGTACGACATTAAACGATTCAGATACTATGCAATACTGGGATAGTACTGCATGGAATGCTTTTAATCCTCGATTTAATTCAACGATTACTACTAATACAATTGTAAGCGCGCG